CAACTACAGAAATCAGCCGCCACCACCGCCGGCGTCGACCGGGTTACCCCATTCGACACCGGTCAGGTACGAGACCGCCTGCGGCCGGCGCTTCTTCCAGTTGACGAAACGCTCGGCACGGATGGCCAGCTGGTTCGTCTGGAACATGCTCTGGATCTGCGCGATCGTCGGGGTGGCCGTCGCGTCATCGTCCATGATGATCGTGGCCTCACGGCTGACATCGATGGTGACCACGCCGTCGTCCGCCAGGTAGATCTCGCTGGCGAAGGCCAGGATGAACATGCCCGACGGAACGTAGTTGGACACGACCAGCGGCACGCCATCGATATCGCCACCAGTCATCGAGACGTTGGGGAACTCGCGGGCCATCAGCGGGTTGCGCAGACCAGACAGGCGACGTGCGGTAGCGCTGTCGGTGATGTAGACCGCACTCGACACCGGAAGGTTCGTATCGTCGGCCGTGGCCCACAGAGCCTGGATATCGGCGTACACGTCGCCCGTGGAGGGGATCGCGGTAACGCCATTGGTGATCGAGGCCGGCGACAGACCTGCGCCAGTTGCGGCGGCCTTCGCCGGATCAACGAAGTCCTCGTCCATGCGCTCGATGACCGCGTCGGACAGGTCGTCGCGCACCAGGATCTGGATCGACGGGTCGGAGAAGCGCGCCAGCTCCTCGGTGATCACCGAAATGCCGGCAATCTTGGCCCACTTCAGCTCCGTCGCGTCGTAGCCCGACTTGGTCACCGGCTTGCGGAAGCCCTCACCCACCCACTGTGCACGGCCCTTGGCGGTCTTGCCCGGGATGCGGACGTTGAACGGGACGCGCCGCAGACCCGGCACGTTACCTTGGCCGAGCTGGCCGATGATGGTACGCGGGCGCAGGAAATCGACGAACTCGCTCGACAGGTTCTGGTACTGGACCAGGTTTCCCGCCCACGACGGATCAGTGGTGTTGCCAGCGGCAACCGCTGCTTTCATGATCTCGTTCAGCCGCACATCGTCGCGGAACGTGTTGTCCGCGAAGGCCTTGGCGCTGGAAACGTCGCCCTTGCCCGCATACATCGCCATGGCGAATCGGGCAAAGCCGATGCCCTGCTCTTCGTTCCTGCGGCTGTGGATCAGAGCCGGGCCCCTGCCACTGGCGGCGCCGGCGGCGCGCTTCGGATCGGTCGCGGAGCCGTTTTCCTGCACGATCTGCGCGGCCGGGACAGCGGACTTGGCCTGCACGGCGAGCAGTCGGGTCAGGCGGTCGATGTCATCGTCCAGGGACTTGATCTGGTCTTCGATGCTGTCGAACTCTTCTTTTTCGCCGGTGTCCATCGAACGGCTTTCGTCCATGGACTTCTGGGCGACTTCGTTGAGCTTCTTCTGCTGGGCGTCACGCGTGGCACGGAGCTTCTCCAGCTGTTCCTGAATGGTCATCTTGATCTCTCTGAGATTGGCGCAGCCGTTCGGCCCGGGTTCCACCCCGGGCAGTGCCTGCAAAATGGAGGAAGCGGGTTCCACCCCGCATGGCCCAGCGGGCCGTTACTTCAGTCCAGCAACTTCACTGCACCGCCAGGAGGCCGCGCTACCACTGCCTTCTGGCACTGAATCAGGGGCACGCCGTAGCTGCTGCGGCGGCGCGTTCCACTGGTATCCATGGCCTTGATGCTCTGGATCGTTGCCGCGGCGTTGGCCGGGATGGTTACCAGAGAGAGCTCGTAGATCTCGCACTCGGTGAATCGAATTCCACCGCCATCCATGTAGCTGTACTCGAGGGCGCGAAAGCCGATCGACACGCCGCGCACCAACTTTTCCTTGACCGACTGCCAGGCCAGATCGCACATGTCCTTCAGCGCGCCCGGGGTGGCGATCTTCGCCACGCTAGCGGTGAAGGGGATTCCATCCTTTGTGGGCTTCCCGAACTTCACGATGCCCACCGGGCTGTCGTGACGATGCTGCCAGAGCAACGGAAGCTCGGCAGCGAACTTCGCGCCCATCGGCTCGACCACATCGCCGTAGCGGTCAGGCTCGGGGGTCGTCGCCCAGCCGGTGATCACCTGCTCGTCGTCGTCGTAGTTCTTGACCTCCAGCAGGCTGTAGGCGCGGTTCTCGTTCTTCATGGGCTATCCCAAGGTCATGAGGACAAGCTTCTTGTCACTCTTTTCTTCAGCAACGGGGATGCTGATACCAACGGCCATCAGCAGCGCGGTCATGTCGTCGATCTTTTCGCTCGATCGCTTCTTGTCGGGCGCCATGTTCAGGTTCTGGTCTCGCCGCGCCACCAGGTTGGAAGCGCACCAGGTCAGCACCGGATCGCCGTCATGGACGAAGCGCTTGCCTACGTAGGCGCGCTCCAGATCCTGCATGGCCGGGTGATACGACTTCGGTCCTTGAATGAACTGCACCATCGGCACGCCGGCGGCCAGAAGCCGGCCCACAACCTCGGTTGCATTCCAGCTATCGAACGCGATGGACTGAACGTTGAATCGAGAGACGACATCCAGGATCGACCTCTCGATATGGGCGTAGTCGGTGACCTCGCCCTCGGTGGTTTCGAGGTGGCCAGACGCGACCCAGCCCGCATAAGGCACCGTGCCGCGCTCCGTACGCTGCTTTACTGCCTCTTCTGGAACCCAGCGGCGTCCCCAGGTGATGATCTTGCCGTCAACCCTCCAGACAAGCCGGAACGATGTGAGGTCGCTGGTGCTCGCCAGATCCAGTCCACCCCAGCAGGGAACGTCCTTCAGCGCCTCAAGGTCGACCACTCCAGAGCAAGCAGCCCACTTTCGCAATGCAACCCAGCCGTTTGCTGCGGAGGCCGGGCGGTTCAGCCGCTTGATCTGGAACTCGGCCAGCTTGGACGGCATGGCCTTGGCCTCGACGGCCTCCTTTCGGATAGCTCCTAGGAGGTGCGGGTTTACCTCCATCAGCGGGTTGGCTTTTCGCCAACTCGCCTCGTCGAAATCCTCGTCGTCTTCGTCGACAGCGTAGAAGACTGCCAGGTAATGGTCGGCCGAGTGCTTGAACACGCCGGCCAGAAGCTGCTTCACGAACTGCCGGATCTCAGCCCAGGGGCCGGGGTTGGTGTATCCCTCGGTTGTGGTGAACAGCCAGAGCGGGTTACGGCGGGCACCAGCAGCAGACTGCAGGACGTTCAGCAAGTCAGGCGTCTTGTGCGCGTGGATCTCATCAAGGCCCACGTGGGACGGGTTCAAGCCGTCCTGAGTGCTTGCCTTCGCGTGGATGGGCTTGAAGCTGGCGCCGATCTCCATGCGACTGATCGACTTGGCCCAGGTCTCTAGTCCATACGCCTCCCGAAGGTCCGGCGTCTTCTCCACCATCCGCTTTGCGACGTTGAAGATAATCGAAGCCTGCGGGAACGTGGTCGCCGCCGAAATGACTTGGGCGCCTTCCTCGTTCTCGCAGCACTGGCAGTACAAAAGAATCGCCGAGGCCAACGTGGACTTAGCGTTCTTGCGTGCCACCGCAAACAGCGCCGATGTGAAGCGGCGGGTGCCATCGAGCTTCCGGAACCCAAACAGCTGAACCACGAAGAAGACGTGGGACCGGTGCAAGCGGATCTCGGGAGTCTCCCAAGCCCCTTCAACGTGCGGCAGCAGCTCAATGAAGCCGCAGGCGTGGGATGCATGCGCGGATGAAAACGTGAACGCTGACCCTCTCTTCTTCGCGCGGGCCAGGTCGTCCAGGAAGCGCTTGGCCGCCTGGCGAATCAGTAACCCGAAGGCCTTTCCCTTCCGATCCTCTACCGCCTCCTGCGCGTAGTCGATGGCCACAGCCACGTAGTCGGCGGGATCCGGGCGGGGCCGGCGGCGGGGGCGCGCTGCGGTCTTTGGCTTCGCTGGCCTCTTGCTACTTGGCGAGCGCCGGGAGGGCGCCGAACTTGTTGCCGGGCTTTTTCTCGGCGCCACCAGAACTCACCTTGCGTCTGCTTGCCGGCGTCATACCGAACTCGGACATAAGCGCTTTCAGCGCGGTCTGTTCAGCGGCTGTGATATCCACCCCTGCCATCTGCTTGGCCACCTGGACCTGCCAGGCGTAGCAGAGCTGCTGCAGTGCATACAGGTCCACTGTCTGGAGAACCTTGGCTGCCACCAGCTGCGGGCCCAGGTCGTTCCACATTGCAGCCCCGTTGACGTTCAGGTGCTGCGGTGGATCGGGGAACACGTCGATCAGGTCGAACTCGGGAGCGTCAGGCGCCTCACGGTCCGGCCGGGCGGTTCCGGCAATCACCTTGAGGGCCGGAGCGGTCGGCTTCCGTCCTCTCATTTTTAAAATCTCAATTTTGACGGTGCGAAAAAAAGCCTGGGCCCACGGTCAGGGAGGCGAACCGCCCCAACTTTTCACCCTCCCCCCGCCCTATCTGCCGTTGTTGCGATTCATTCGCGCCTACGCGCGCATTTCGGGGTCGCCTTGGCACCTCGGTGCCAGTTGCC